TGATACTCTCTTGGAGTAATTCCTTCTCTAGTAATTTTATCCATGAATGTTTTGATACCAGCGGGAGAAACAAAGTCGTTCGTTTCTTGCACATCGCCATACCAATCATTCTTTTCATATTCAATAGTGTACTGACGTTCCTCTGCCCACACCTGAAGGTGCTTCATCAGTCCACCATAAAGTTCTCCTGTTCCAGGTGAATACAAACGAATAGTTCCATCCCAGTATTTGTATCTGGGGTTCTTCTTCAGGAACTTCGCTTCTGGAACTTCAAAAGTAAAGTAGTCCGAGAGCTCCATATGAACATGAGGCTCAGCGGACTGAATAGTTACGTAAACTTCATTCTTCTTTTTTACAGAGAGTAGGGTCATTATTGTCCATTGATAAATTTCTCCCACTCAATGGCACTCTTGATCTGAAATCCTCTGTTTGAAATTTGACGCATGACTTGATCTAACCAGTACAACATCTGGTCAAGATATTTTATCTTTGCCTCAAGGTTGACAATATCATCGTCTGCCTCAAGATAAGTTTTCATTTTTTCTGAAGTCTTGATGCTTGATCCAAATGGTTTAGAGGCGTAAGTTTTTGCGTCTGCTTCGCCTGAGTAATACTCACGTTTCTCTTTTACCAACTTGCGGATCTCAAACTCTAACGAAGTCTTGATCTGAGAAATGTCAGTATAGTGGTGTAAGTATTTATTATGTTGGAAAGGGATGTCTAACGCGAGTTGTCCCAGATCTGTGGTATACTGTTTGTTCTTGAATTGAAAGTCAACTGCAGAATCTTCCGCCCAGTCTTCTCTCAGTTTTTCAAATTTATTACGAAGGGTTTCAAAATTCATAGAGTTTTAAATTTGTTATCACGAATAAAAAATTGTTGATGTTTAAATGTTACTTCAGCAGTAATGTATTCTACATCTGTCATTGTAGCATCAAATTGTAAACCCGACAAAGAAACTGGAAAGATATCTCTGTAGTCTATAATAAATGCTGGATTGTATTGTGAGGTGACAATGTTAAGTTGTCCGTTGGTATAAATCTCTGACTCTTTTGTTGTACGCTGCATTTGATCTGCGTTGCCATTATCTCTGATCCATTTGTAAATACTGTTATAGTTTACAAGATCTTCATCAACAATAAAACGCACAGAAAAATCCCCGAACGTTACACCACCGCTAGGAATGATAGGCAAGTTTCTGAAAGGACTTGCTACTTCCGTAGTTGGCATTGAAACGTCGGGGATATTTGCTGTCTGACAGAAAAAATCTACACCTTCAAATTTTTCTAATTTAAGGAGATAACCAATAGGGTTCAGGAAATTCCTGTTAGTAGGTTGTTCCTTATACCAATTAGCAGACATGTCAACTTCCCAAGCTGATACTATTTATCCTCGTTATACCAGAAGTCTTCCCAGTCTTTTTGTGAGTTAATCACATCTTCCCACTCTGGTTCATATAGTGGGCATGGTTCTTCCATCAAAGTTTTTGTTTTCATTTTATTAATTCTTTCATATAATATTTCTAAGTCCATTCGTCTTCCTCTTCTTCATCCCAAAATTCATATGGACCATGTTGCATACGTTTTAGTTTATCAGTTTCAGCACGGAATGATGCCGTTTCTGTTATCCACACAGACAACTTAAGCACAATAAAAATAATCGCCATTGGCGATAAACACAAGAGTAATACTAATGAAGGATTCATTGGGCGTATTCGTTTATAATATCTAATACCTTATCTAGCGAATCATGAGCACCGTCATACCATTGACCAGTCATACCAGGATTTGTTTCTTTATCATATAATTCAGTTTTTAATTTGTATACTTTGGCAAGCATATCAACTTTGAGTAGGCGACCACGAGGCATAACGATAAAGAATTACTACTTCTATTTAAGCACAAAAAAAGGGACGCCGCAGCGTCCCTGTGTTGATTTCGTAATAACCGATATCAGGCGAGGTTCGCAACGCGAACACGTCTGTAGTACTGGTTCTTAGAAGCGGTAAGTGCTTCAGCATCAGGAGTTCCTGCAGAAGACTCAACGAAAGGATTGCTGACCATGCCGTAGCGGGTCTTGAAACCAATCTTAGGTTGGAAGGTCTGAGGATCAATGCTGCGTAGCATTTGGAGGGGAACGTAGGGGCAGTAGAATAGTCCTGCGTCATAAGGGGAAGAACCCTTATAACCAACTACGTAGTAGTGGGTGTTGGAAACGTTAGCAGAGTAAGGATCAACATAGACCTTAATGCGACCGTTCATAGTACCGACTAGAAGGTTTCCGGTGTCATCAACGTCACCGATGGAAGGACCACCAGCACCAGTTAGACCTGAGGAATAGTCAAGTGTGCCAGACATAGCAAGAGCAGAAGCAACGTCAGCAGAAGTGACGATGAAGTTGCCCTTTCCTCTACGAGTCTCTTGTGCGATAGCGTTAGCATCACGCTCAATCTGGAACATAAGTCCTTTGAACTTCTCAACCGACCAACGACCGTTGCTGTCAACGTCAAGGTCAAATACACCAGCGTTAGCAACGTTGTTCTGAGCACCAGGCTTAGCAACGGTGTAAACGGTACGGACAACCTCGCGGTTGATTTCAGCAAGGATTTCGCTAGACAATAGGTTAGCGAGTTCCTGCTCTGCATCAAGACCGTGAATTGCCTTAAGGTCTTGTGCCAATTCTAGAGTGTACTCAGCACGAAGAGCTCTGGTCTTTGCGGTGACCGCAGTCTTCTCAATGCTGAAGTCCATTTCGTTGAATAGGGTTGAACCCGATCCAAGAACTTCTGCTGTTTCTCTAGCGATGTTGCCTGCTTGGCGCTCGTAGTTAGCAGCAGTTGTGCCGCCACCAGAAGCATCGTTAAGCAGACCAGGGTTAGCATCAGTCGTGCCGCCATCGCCAAGAGGAGATACGGGATCGTTGTATGCTGCAGGGCCCTGAGTGTTTCCAGAGAAGTTGGTGTCGGGCTCGTTGTAGAGTGCCTCAGCACCAGCTCTGGTGTTGTAGTGGCTCTTCATTGCGAAGATAAGTCCAGTAGGACCGCTCATGGGTTGAACGCCACAGATGTCGTATGCAACCAAGTTAGGTGCTGCACGACGGATAAGGTTGATCATTACAGGGTCGAAACCTGCAAGTCCACCAGTCTTGGTGGTTAGACCAGAACCACCTAGTGCTTGTCCACCAGCTGCGCTGATAGCTCCAACAGTACTAGCTTCGTTCATCATACCACGCTCTTCGCGTAGTTGATTTTCTGTGTTTTCTAACAGAACAGCGGTAACAGCCTTTCTATAGTTGTCTTTGATGGCACCAGCGCCTTCATGACTTAGAACAGGAGACCACTTTTCGGTTAGAGCTTTTGAATTAAACATTTGTTTGCTCTTGTTTGAAAAATGTGGGGTTATTATTAGGACCAGCGATCAAGTGCTTTCAGATACTGCGCCATTACTGGGTTAGAATCATCTACACCTTCGACTGGGGATTCATCAACAACTTCCGTTGGGGTAGCGATTGACTCTTTGAAGTAAGACTCCTTGATGGTCGTAACCTTCTTGGAGAATGACTCTTCAGAGACAAACTCTAGACCCTCAGCAAGTGCTGCGAGTTTTTCTTTCTGAGTATCTGCTAGTCCTTCTGACACGGTGGACAGAATATTGAGTTTGGCAGACTCGTTAAGACGATTTTGTAATTTCACATTTGCTTTGACCTGTTCGTCAAGGCGCTCTTCCATCTCACGAATAGATTCAGCCATACCTTCTACAACATCGACTTTCTCGTCGGGAATAGAAATGTAGTGCTCTTCAAAGAGACCCTTCAAACCTGCGATGAAGTCTGTAGTGATCTCATTTCTGATTCCACGGTCAATAGCAACTTGGTTTTGCTCCATCCATTGACCGATGGCATAGGACACTGTGCCGTCTACTTCCTCGGAAAGTTCTGCCTTAGCAGATGCTACGTGCTTATCGAGTTCAGCAGCAAAGTGCTCTACAAGTTTGTCATACTCCTCAGAGATTTTCGCTTTGACAGCAGCCTCAAAAATGGTTTTTGCTTTCTCAGCGAACTCTTCAGAGAGTTCTGTGCCTTCTACTAGAGCGGCAACATCAGCAGAAACATCAAGTTCTTCAAAGGAAGGCTTGATGGGGTAAGTAACAGCAGGTCCAGTACTAGTTGCGTATGCAACATCAGCACCAACGGTAGGCATAGGATCAGCACTACCGGCACGCTGTTGAGGATCGCCAGATACTTGCGAAATAGGTGCTGCCGCTTTAGCGCCAGGATTCTCTTCGCCATCATCATCATCCTCATTAGGAGCGGTGGAAGTTCCACCTAAATCTGCAGCAGCAGATTGTCCAGGAGCAACACCTGGTTGAACTGAAGGCATAGGATCCTTGCCGCCAGAACCAGTCTGCGCGTCAGAAACCTGAGAGG